AAGCAACGCAACTGTAACGGAAAATTCAGGAGGAATGTTTGCGACCGCTGGTCCAGTAACATTAACACCATAATGGCAGGATTTACATATACAACATTAACAACTGCAATTCAAAATTATACTGAAGTAGATAGTAATGTTTTAACTTCTACTGTTACAGATGAAATTATTGAAAATGCAGAGTTTAGAATTTTAAGAGATGTACCAATTGATGCTTATAAAAAACAATCCGTTGGTAATTTAGTTACTGGTCAAACAACAATAAATGTACCTGCTAAAACTTTATTTGTAAAAGGCGTACAAGTTTATGATTCTACTTCTGTTGCTACAGGAAACAATACTTGGTTAGAAAAAAAAGATGAATCTTATTTACAAGAATATTCACCAGCAGAGACATCAACTGGTATGCCAAAATATTACGCTATGTTTGGTGGAGCAACTGGGGTAACAGACACCACTTCAGGAAGATTATTCTTGGCTCCAGCACCGGATACTACATATAAATTTAAGATACATTATGAGGCTATTCCTGATGGATTATCTGGCTCAAATGCAACGACTTATATAAGCCAATATTTTCCAAATGGCTTACTATATGCATGTTTAGTGGAAGCATATGGATATTTAAAAGGTCCAATTGATATGTTGACACTATATGAAAATAAGTATAAACAGGAAGTTGAGAAGTTTGCTGCAGAGCAACTTGGTAGACGTAAGAGGGACGATTACACAGATGGTACTGTACGTATTCCAATACCTTCACCGTCACCGTAAAATAGGAGATAAATTATTATGGCAATTAGTTCGGCAATTTGCAACAGTTTCAAACAAGAAATTTTAGTTGCAACACACGATTTCACTTCATCAACAGGTGATACATTTAAACTTGCTCTTTATACAAGTTCAGCAACTTTAGGAGCTTCAACAACTGTATATAATGCTACAAATGAAATTACAAATGATGCGGGTTCTGCTTACGTTGCAGGTGGTCAAAACTTAACAAGTACAACTCCTGTTTTAGATTCTTCAACTGCAGTTTGTGACTTCAACGATATTTCTTGGACATCTGCTTCATTTACTGCAAATGGATGTTTAATTTATAACTCATCAAAATCTAATAAAGCAGTTTGTGCAATTGCTTTTGGTTCAGACAAAACTGTAACGACTGGAACTTTTACAATTCAGTTTCCAAACGCAGACGCAAGCAACGCAATAGTTCGTATAGCATAGGGAGGCCTTCCTTATGGCAAACACCTGGAATGAAACCGGCACAACCTGGGACACAGGTCGTTGGGGAACCACTGATTCTATTAGAACAGGTTGGGGTGCTAAATCTTGGAATGATGGTGCTTGGGATAATCTTGGAGATGAAACTGTTTCTTTAACAGGTGTTTCACTTACATCAAATGTTGGAACTGTAGTAGCTTTTCCTGAACAAGGTTGGGGAAGAGATACTTGGGGATTTGAAGATTGGGGTGATAGTTCTTTAACTTTAACTTTAACAGGTTTATCAACTACATCAAACGTTGGATCATTAGAGGCTTATAACGAAGTTGGTTGGGGTCATGATGGTTGGGGTGAAGAAGCTTGGGGACAAGCTAATGACTTTGCAATAGTTTTAACAGGAGTATCTTCAACTTCTTCTACAGGAACATTAAATCCTGCAGATGTAATGGGACTCACAGGAGTTTTTTCAAATTCTACAACAGGTTCTCCGGATATTGTTGTTGATTTTACAGGAACACTTACAGGACAAGAAGCAACTACATCTGTTGGCTCTTTATCTCCCGCTGACGTAGTAGGTATAACTGGACAATCTGCAACTACATCTACAGGTACATTAAACCCTGCGGATGTAATGGGTATATCAGGTGTAAGTGCAACAGTATCTGAAGGTGAAATAATAATTTCTACAAATCCAGTTGTTGATTTAATAGGTGTACAATCAACTAGTTCTACAGGAGCATTGAACCCTGCAGACGTAATGGGTATATCTGGAGTATCTGCTACAATTAATGTAGGCTCTATAACAAATGTAATTAATACTATTACTGACCTTACAGGACAACAAAGCACTGCTTCAGTGGCTATTTTTGGAACATCAAATGGGTTTGGAATACAAGCGTTTGAACCTGTTGACACTGGCTCAAATTCATCGTATACAGATGTTGCAACAGGATCAAATACAATATATACTGACGCTGCATAGGAGAAAAAATTATGGCATCAACTTATACTAATTTAGGTATCGAGCTTCAAGCAACTGGTGAAAACGCTGGAACTTGGGGAACAAAAACTAATACAAATTTAGAACTTATTGAACAAATTTTAGGTGGCTTTAGTCAGCAGTCAATTGCTGGTGGAGCGCAAACAACTCCTTTAAGTATTTCTGATGGAGCTTTAGGTGCAACTGCTGCACACAGAATGATTGAGTTTACAGGTACAATCACTGGAAATCAAATAGTAACTATTCCAATTGATGTTCAAACTTTTTATTTTTTAAGAAATTCAACTTCAGGAGCTTTTACTGTTGAGTTTAAATATGCTTCTGGTTCAGGTTCAACTGTAACTTTTGCAACTACAAACAAAGGTGATAAAATTGTTTTTGCTGCAGCTAACGATGGCACAAATCCTGACATTAAAGAAATACCTTTTATAGGTGCAGTTGTAGATGATACGACTCCACAATTAGGTGGACAATTAGATGTCAATGGAAATGCTATCGGTGATGGTACTTTAGAATTATTAAAATTTTTAGAAACTGCATCTGCAGTAAACGAAGTTACTATAACAAATGCAGCTACAGGAAATGGTCCTACTCTTTCCGCAACAGGAGATGATACAAATGTAGACATAAATGTTGATCCAAAGGGAACTGGTGTTCTTAAATCAGGATCAGCTGCAGTTAAAATTGCAGGTAAAGAAACTATCTGGGTTCCAGCTTCAGCAATGTATGGAGCTACAACTAACGGTGCTGACGCACAACAAGTTGAAACAACAGCAACAAGACCAGATATGAAAGTATTAGATTTTGATCCTAGCACGCAAGAATATGCACAATTTTCAGTAGCATTTCCTAAGTCATGGAATGAAGGAACTTTAAGCTATCAAGTTTATTGGACTCCTTCTAATACAGACACAGGTGACTGTTTATTCAATTTACAAGCAGTTGCGTGTGCAGATGGTGATACTATTGATGTTTTATTTGGAACACCAGTGCAAATCACTGACGCTGGTATTGGAACAGTTGAAGATCAACAAATTTCTGCAGAGAGTAGTGCATTGACAGTTAATGGTTCTCCTGCAGCAGGTGAACAAACTTATTTTCAATTATACAGAGCAGCAGGTGATGGTTCAGATACTTTTACAGGTGATGCTAGAGTTCTAGGTATTAAAATATTCTTTACTACTGACGCAGCTAACGACGCATAAGGAATTTAGATATGAAAAAAATAGACATTCCTTTAACTTTAGAAGGTAAAGGACATAAAAATCAAAACTCATCTAGAGGTAAAATGTTTGGTTACCAAGTCTTAGGATTTGGTGCTGGTGATAGTGGTCCAAAACCATTTAATGCAGCACACATTTTTATATTAGCTGGAGGTGGTGCTGGAGCAAATATGGGTGGCGGAGGAGCTGGAGGATTTAGAGTTCTTTCTTCACAAGAAATACCTGGTTCGCCTGTAACTATTACAGTAGGAGATGGCGGATCAGCAACAAGCGGCAGTGCAAGCACTGTAGGATTAATAAGCGGAACATTATCCTCAACCGGCGGTGGACGTAGTACACCCGGTGGATCTGGGGGAGGAGGAGCACCTCCATCTCAAGGTGGTTTTGCAGGAAACGCTGGAGGATTTTCACCATCAGAAGGAAACCCTGGAGGAGCTGCTACACAACAACCGGGAGCGAGAGCTGCTGGCGGTGGTGGTGGTGGCGCAGGAGGAAGTGGCGGTGACGCTGGACCTGGAGGCTCACCAGGAGGTGCTGGAGGAAGTGGATCAAACGTAACTCCTTTCTTTGGAGCTAGTCCACAACCTTTTTATGGACCACAAAACGGATTATATGCTGGTGGCGGCGGAGGTCAAAACCAAGGAAACAGTCCTAATGGACCAGGACCAGCAGGTCCAGGAGGCGGAGGATCTGGTGGAGCAGGACCAGGAGGAAGCCCAGGATCGGCAGGACAAGCAAACACCGGTGGCGGTGGCGGCGGACGTAATAACAATGGTGGATCTGGAAGAGTTATGATTTTAATTCCAAGTGAATTTGCTCCTACAGTTGAGGTATCACCAGGAACAAATACTTTAACTTCAACGCCTGCAGGAAGTGTTGCAACGTTTACAGTTACGGGAACTTTAGGTAGAATTTAATATGGCGTATTTTGCAGAACTAGATGAAAACAATATTGTACTTCAAGTAATAGTAGTAGGAGATGATATACCTGCGAACGGTGCAACTTTAGCAGATAATGATTTACATATAGACGGAGAAAAATGGTGTCAAAATTTTTTCAAAGGTGGTGTTTGGAAACAAACATTTGACGACGGTAGATTTAGAAAACAAAAAGCTGGAGTAGGTTTCAAATATGATTCTGAAAAAGATATATTTATTGCACCTCAACCTTATGTATCTTGGACAATAGATGAAAACGATGACTGGCAACCGCCAGTTGCAGAACCAACTACTGGACCCGACAACGATTCATTAAAATATTCTCCAGACTGGAGAGAAGACTTACAAAAATGGATTTATATGGGTGAGTCTGACCAAGAGTGGTTGTGGGACGGAACTTCCTGGACAGAAAATTAATCTATATTAATTGACTTTTAAATAAAAACATTTTAAAATGTTGGTTTAAAATGAAAGAAAAAATTAAGTCATGAACTTACAGCATTATTATTGGTATTTTAAAAATGCACTTAGTGATAGACAATGTAACCACATCATTGATTATGCTAAAACTAAAAAACCGGGAGAGGCTGTTATAGGTATTCAAACAAGAAAAGAGTTTGAACAGCTTAAAGAAAATAAAAATAAGTTTAGTAAATACAAAGAAAAATTAAGAAAGGTAAGAAAATCAGATATAGTTTGGCTTGAGGATAAATGGATTTATAATTTAATACATCCGTGGATACATATTGCTAATCGTAATGCACAATGGAATTTTCAATGGGATTGGTCTGAACCATGTCAATTTACAATCTATAATAAAAATCAATTTTATGATTGGCATCATGATGATAACCCTATTCCCCATAAAGGAGAGGATGTAAACTTTAAAGGTAAAATAAGAAAATTATCTGTAACAGTTTCTTTATCCGATCCAAAAGATTATACAGGTGGAGAGTTATTATTTGATACTAGAAAAGGTATAAAACCGGGATCTAAAAAAATAATAACATGTGATGAGATAACACCTAGAGGATCTATTTGTGTATTTCCATCTTTCATCCATCATAAAGTTTCACCAGTAAAAAGCGGAACTAGATATTCTTTAGTTATATGGAATTATGGGTGGCCCTATGTTTAAAAAAAATAAATACAAACTCATTAAAAGTTCTTTATCTAAAGAAATATGTGAATTAGCCTATGATTATTTTTGTTTAAAAAAACAAGTTGCTGGGACTTTATTTGATACTAAGTTTATTTCTCCTTTTGAAACATGTTGGGGGGTATGGTCTGATCCACAAGTACCAGACACTTATTCTAATTATGGGGATGTTTTAATGGATACCTTGTTATTAAAAGTAAAACCAATAGTTGAAAAAAATACTGGATTAAAACTAACCCCTAATTATTCTTATGCAAGAATTTATAAAAAAGGAGATGAATTAAAACGTCACAAAGATAGATTTAGTTGTGAGATATCTACCACATTAAATCTAGGAGGAGATTGTTGGCCAATTTATTTAGAGCCTTCTGGAGAAAGAGGTATGAAAGGAGTTAAGATAAACTTAAATCCAGGTGATATGTTAATTTATAAGGGTATGGATTTAGAACATTGGAGAGAACCTTTTAAAGGTGAACAGTGTGCACAAGTATTTTTACATTATAATAAAGTTGGATCTAAAATAGCTAAACAAAACTTATATGATGGAAGACCACATTTAGGGTTACAACAAGAATTTAAAAAAAATGAAAGATAGAATTTTTATTAATAAAATAAAAGAACATCCCAAAATTAAAAAAATTTTATTAAAACAAATACAAGATACCCCAAAGTCTTGTTTTGAAAAAATTTCTTTTACCGATTGGAAAATGCCATCAAATATAGAAAGACCTTATTTTGAAAAAACGTTTAAAACTATTTTAAAAAAATATTATTCGAAGATATCTAAAAAGCTATATGGAAAACATTCCAATATAATAAAATTAATTATACATAACTATTGGTTTCAAATGTATGATAAAGACTCAACCCATGTATGGCACACTCATGCAGAGAGTCAATTTACAAATGTTTATTTTTTAGAATTAAGTAATAAAAAATATGCTACGAATATATTTGGTATTAAAAATTTAAACGTTAGAGAAGGAGACTTATTAACTTTTCCTTCTTATTTGTTGCACAGGTCTCCTGTAAATAAAACAAATGAAAGAAAAACCATAATATCTTTTAATACATCTTTTGATAGTTTGTTATAATGAAAGTAATAGAAAATTTTTTACCTGCCCAAGAGTTTGATACTCTTAAAAGTGTTATGACCGGAACTAGTTTTCCATGGTTCTTATATAAAGGGGTAGTGGGAGATGATGACTACTATCAGTTCTGTCATACTTTCTATAGACATCTTAGACCTAATACAAGTGAGCAATATTTGTCTCTAATAAACCCAATACTAGAAAAATTAAACGTAGTATCTCTGCTCCGTATTAAAGCAAATTTACTTTATAAAACTAATAAAATAATAAAGCATGGCTATCACACTGACTTTGAACCTGATTTAAATAATAAAACTAGTATATTTTATGTGAATACTAATAATGGTTATACTTCGTTTAAAAACGGTAGAAAGGTAAAAAGTAAAGAAAACACTTTGGTAGAATTTGATTCTAAATTAGAGCACTCTGGAACAACATGCACGGACAAAGAATATAGAATAATAATAAACTTTAATTATTACAAAAAGAAAAAATGATTACAAACAATAAGTTGGGTATGGTAAAAGAAAACTATAAAATTATAGATAATTTTTTAGATAAGGATTCTTTTAAACAAATAAAAGAAACTATTTTAGGAGAGGATTTTCAATGGTTTTTATGTAACTCTGTTGCTAAAGAAAACCAAAAAGAAAAACATAATTCTTTTTATTTTGTTCATTTAATTTATAGAAACAACACTGTTAATAGTAGTTTATTTAAATTAATGTCTCCCCTGCTAGATAAATTAAATGCAAAAGCTTTAATAAGAATAAAAGCAAATTTGTATCCAAATCAAAATAAATTTATAACACATAATTCGCACAAGGATTATCCATACGAGCATAAA